AAAAAAAGGTAGACTTAAGAAATGACCTACATTGAAGAGTATTATCAAAAAATATTAAATGGAGAAATAGTTGTTTGTAGCAGAATTAAGCAAGTATATAAAAAACTTGTTCAAGACTTATATAATCCAAAGGATAATTGGGTGTTTGATGAAGAGCTTGCGAATAGACCAATTGAGTTTATAGAAACATTTTGCAAACAAGCGCAAGGCAAGATAGGCGAACCTTTAAAGCTTGAATTATTTCAAAAAGCGAAACATCAAGCTGTTTTTGGTTTTGTTGATAAAGAGACAGGATTTAGAAAATATCAAGAAGTGTTAGATATTCGAGGACGTAAAAATGGCAAAACTACGGAATTGGCAGCAGATGAATTATTCATGTTAGTTGCAGACAATGAAGGTTCGCCTGAAATTTACAATATAGCAACTAAATATGAACAGGCACAAAAAGGGTACAAAGAATGTTATAAAATGGTACAGCAATCTAAAGTTTTGTCTAGGCATGTTAAAAAAAGAAAAACAGACCTCTATTTTCATGGCAATTATGGTTTTATACAAGCACTTGCTAGTAATTCAAATGGGCTTGATGGGTTAAACTCACATATGGTAACTATAGATGAATTAGCAGCTATAAAAAATAGAGATATTTACGATTTAATGAAGCAATCCATGGGTTCAAGAAACCAACCTCTTTTAAATTGCATTACCACAAATGGTTTTGTCAGAGAGGGTATTTTTGACGCACAATATGAGTATGCTTGCAATGTCTTAGATGGGAAAATAAATGATGACAGGTTTATAGCTTTTATTTATGAGTTAGATGACAAGGACGAATGGGACAGAGAAGAGTGTTGGATAAAAGCCAATCCAGGTTTAGGTACTATAAAAAAATTTGATTTTTTAAGAGATTGTGTTAAAAAAGCCAAAACAGACCCAAGTTTTAAGCCTACAGTCATGGTGAAAGATTTTAATATGAAAGAAAATTCTGCGACTGCTTGGTTGAGGTGGGATGAGTTAAACAATGAAGCTAAATTTAATGTAAATGAAATGGAATTTAGATATGGCATAGGTTGTTTTGACTTAGCTGAAACTACAGACCTAGCATCTGCTAAAGTTTTATTAAAGAAAAGATATGATGATAATATTTATACACTTTCCATGTATTGGGTTCCGTCTGAACGATTAAAGCAAAAAGTTGATGAAGATAAAATACCATATGATTTGTGGGAAAAACAGGGTTTATTAAGGGTATGCGAAGGAAATAAAATAAATCCATATGACCTTTTATTATGGTTTAGGGAAATTAAAGAAGAGCATGATATTTATATTCCCTGGATTGGATATGACCCCTGGCATGTAGATTCGAGTCTGCTTTTAGCTTATGAGAATGAATTTGGAAAAGATGCAATGATTAAAGTTAGGCAAGGAGTTTATACTCTATCAGCCCCCATGAAAGAGTTAAGGGCTGATTTAAAAGCTAATAAAGTTATTTATAATAATAACCCTATTGATAAATGGTGTCTTAGCAACATGGAAATAAAAACGGATATAAATGGAAATATACAGCCAATAAAAGGTATGGACAGAAGACGACGAATTGATGGAGGTGTCACTTTAATTATAGGCTATGTTGTTCTAAAAGAAAAAATGGCAGAGTATGAAAACATGATTTAAGTAAGGGGGTGAAAAATGAACATATTTAAATCTAAGAAGAAAAATAAAGAAGCTCCTGGAAAAGTTATGATGGAACTTATTTCAGATTCGGGAAACGGGTTTTATAGTTGGCATGGTAACTTATATAAAAGTGATATTGTAAGAAGTATTATACGACCAAAAGCTAAAGCAGTTGGCAAAATGACAGCTAAGCATATTAGAAGCAATGAGACTGAATTTAAGACTAATCCGGAAATTTACATTAAGTTTTTGCTTGAAAATCCAAATCCGTTTATGAGTGGTCAAATACTTCAAGAAAAAATGGTTACTCAATTAGAGCTTAATAGCAATGCTTTTGCGGTGATTATTAAAGATGATTATAATATGCCAACTCAAATTTATCCTCTTAATGCTTTGAATGTTGAAGCTATTTATGAGAATGAAGTTTTATTTTTGAAGTTTTTGCTTAGAAATGGGAAAATAGTTTCTTATCCGTATTCGGATATAATTCATTTAAGAAAAGATTTTAATGAAAATGATTTGTTTGGAACATCTCCAGCAAAAGTACTTGAACCGATTATGGAAGTTGTAAACACAACAGACCAAGGAGTCGTAAAAGCTATCAAAAATAGTAACACAATAAAATGGCTATTAAAATTTAAAACAGCACTTAGACCAGACGACATAAAAAAAGAGGTAAAATCGTTTGAAAAAAATTACTTGCAAATAGACTCAGAAGCTGGTGGGGCTGCTGCAACTGATTCAAAGTACGACGCTGAACAGGTTAAAGCTGAGAGCTATGTTCCTAATGCTGCACAAATGGATAAAGCGATACAGAGATTGTATTCGTTTTTTAATACAAATGAGAAAATAATTCAAAGTAAGTATAGTGAGGACGAATGGAACGCTTATTATGAGTCTGAAATTGAACCGGTTGGATTACAATTATCTAATCAATACACCGAAAAACTTTTTACTAGAAAAGCGCGAAGTTTTGGAAATGAGATAGTTTTTGAAGCTTCTAATTTGCAGTATGCAAGTATGTCCACTAAATTAAATTTAGTTCAGATGGTCGATAGGGGGTCACTTACTCCAAACGAATGGCGTAAAATAATGAACCTTTCGCCAATAGAAAATGGCGATAAACCTGTTCGTCGATTAGATACTGCTGTTGTGGAAGGAGGCGAGTAAATTAAATGGCTAGTGATAATTTAAATGAGTTTTTAAAAATTAAAAATTCAACAGAAACAAGTTCCGAATTGTATTTCTATGGTGACATTGTTTGTGACGAGTGGGATGCTTGGACAGAAGAAGACCAGTACCCACTTTCAATAAAAAATTTTTTAGCGACTGAACAAGGAAAAGATTTAAATATTTATATTAATTCCGGTGGTGGAAGTGTATTTGCAGGCATGGCAATATACAACATGCTAAGAAGACATAAAGGATTTAAAACTGTTTATGTTGATGGTGTTGCTGCAAGTATTGCAAGTGTTATAGCTTTAGCAGGCGATAAAGTTGTAATTCCACAAAACGCTTATTTTATGATTCATAAGCCCTGGATAGGGCTAATGGGAACTTATAATTCAGACAAATTAATTAAGGCAGCGGAGGATTTGGACAGAATAGAGGAAGGTATCTTAAATATATATCAAGAGAATTTAAAAGATGGAATTAACATTAAAGAAATAAAAGAAAAGCTAAGAGAAGAAACTTGGTTTACTGGTAAAGAAGCATCGAATTATTTTAAATTTGAAGTTGGTGAGAAAAAAGAAGTTGTTGATTGTGTGAGTGATTATTTAAATAAGTATAATAAAGTGCCTTATGGCTTAAAAAATAAAATAGACAAGAATAGTAATGAAAAGGAAAATAATAATAAAAAAAGAGTTCAGCTAAGGCTGGACTTATTAAAATTAGGGGGTTTAAATGACTAGAGAAGAGTATTTTAAGAAAAGACAAGAAATGATAGACGAAGCACAAAAATTACTTGATGATGAAATTGGAGAAGAAGGAGCAGGAGAGGAAAAGACGGAAGAAGCTGAAAAAATAGCTAATAAGATAAAAGCTTTAGACGAGGAATATGAAAGAAATGTAAAAGCTAGGGCGAATTTAAAAGCATTGCAGGATAATGTTAAAATCGACCCTGTTATTTTTAATTTAACTAACAATAGAGGTAAAATAGAAGGTATGGAAGATACGACTGTTAAGAATAAGCAAGAGCAATATAAAAATGCTTGGGCTAAAGATATGTTAGGAAAGCCGTTAAGTTCAGAAGAACAGGAAATATTTAATAGTATTAACGCAGAGTATAGAGCGGAAGTTCAAACAAGCGAAAATAATACTATTTTAATTCCTAAAACTGTAGCTTCGGGTATATGGAAAGAAATTGGTGACATGTATCCTTTGTTTGGGGATGCTTCTCCAACTTTTGTAGCAGGTGATTTGACGATTATAGCGGAAGAAGACGGTGGTGATGATGCTGCGTGGTATGATGAAGAAACAGAAGTTAAAGAGGACGGTTATAAACTAAAAGAAATAACTTTAAGAGGTTGTGAGCTTGCCAAGGATATAACTGTATCGTGGAAATTGAAAAAAATGAGTATTGATGAATTTGTTCCATATATAACTAGTCTTTTAGCTGAAAAAATGGGAGCAGCATTAGCAAAAGCTATTGTAGATGGAAAAGGAAAACCAGGGGAAAGTGATTCTTTTAAACCCCAACCACTTGGAATAAAAACTGCTTTAGCAAAAGAAACTAGTAAGGCGCAAATAATAGAATATGTTGACAAGATAGCTTATACAGATATAACAAAATTAATGGCTGTTTTGAAAAAATGGAGTAATGGAGCTTGTATTTATGCTAATAGTACGACGATATGGACGCAATTAGCGGAAATATTAGACACAACAGGAAAACCGATTTTTATCCCTGATGCTGTAAATAGTGATGGGGTTGGAAGAATGTTTGGTAGAGCTGTTAAAATGGATGATAGCATGGCAGATGGCGAGATTCTTGCTGGAAATATAGCGAAAGGTTATGCGATAAATATAAATGAGAATGTAACTTTATATACAGATGAACATGTAAAAAGTAGAAAAACAGATTATTTAACTTATTCATTAGTTGATGGCAATGTTATAAGTAATAAAGCTTTTGGTATGATAGTTAAAAAAACTAGTGCAGTTGCGAAGTAGGTGTTTTGAATGATTGTATCATTAGAAGAAATAAAAGAATATTTGAGATTAGAGGCAGATTATAAAGAAGATGATAATCTGCTTTTGTCTTTTCTGAAAGCAGCAGAGGAGGATTTGGAAAATCGAACAGGAAAAGTTTTTAATGAAACTAACAAATCTGAACTTGTTAGTTTGTATGTAAAAATGTATGTTGCAGAGCAATATGAAAAAAGAGGTGCAACAGAAAGTAATAGCGAAAAAGTTAGATTTGTTTTAGAAAGTATAATATCTCAAATTTCTATATGTAGTAGGTACTAAAATGGACGTTGGAAAATTAACTCAAAGAATAGAAATACAAATTTATGGAGAAATTGAAAACGACATAGGAGAAATTACAAAAGGATGGTCTACGTATAAAAAACTTTGGGCTAACAAATCGTTGCTTAGAAATAGTAATAATTATGTGTTAGATAAAGAAAATATAGAGTATTCTTACAGATTTAAAATAAGATATAGAACTGATATAACAGAAGCTATGAGAATAGTTTGTAATGATATTATCTATGATATAAAGCATGTAAACAGTATAAAAGAGTTAAATAAGTATGAAACAAATATTGATTGTGTTGTTTATAAAGAAGGTGTTTACAATGAGTAGTACAGATTTTAATACAAATGGCTTAGATGATTATACTAATAAGTTATTTAAGCGTATTGTAAAAGAATATCCCCAAAAAGCTGAAAAGCTTATGAATACTAGTTTAGGGAAGTGCAAAGGAGAAGCTATTGCTAGGACTCCAAAATCAGATAAAAAAACTAAGAAATATAAACGAGCTAAGCACATGAAAGATAATTGGAAAACTAAAGTGCAATCTAGAAATGGTAATTGCACAGGTGTTTTAAAAAATGATTCTCCACACGCACATTTAATAGAAAACGGCTGGGTAACAAAAAATGGAGGTTATGTTGAAGGAACACATATGCTTCAGCAAACGATGGAGCATCAGAGAGCGAAAATCGATAAAAGAATAGAGAAAATGGTTGATGAAACCTTTAATCTTTAGAGGGGGCAAGAGTGTTAAAAATTGTTTCTGTAAAAAAAGCTATAGTTGAAAAACTTAAGTCTTTAGATATAAAAATAGTTGCAAATGAAATAAGAAGCGGGTTTGAAAAACCTGCTTTTTTTATTCAGATTATTCCTATCGAAATGACTAGCGACCCAAGCTTCTCAAATAGTACATTGCTTATTAATATACATTACTTTTCTAAAGAAAAGACAGAGTTAGAAAATTTAAAAATGATTGATAAATTAAATGTATTGTTCAAGGATTGTGTTTTAGAAATTGACGGGGGCAAACTGACTATAGAAGAAAAAAGTGTAGAAATATATGAGAATGTTTTGCAATACAAATTTAATTTGCAAGTAGTTGAAATTATAGAAGAAGACGAAAGCAAATACGAGCTTATGGAAGAACTTGAAATGAATATTTAAAAAAGGAGGTTTTATTTTTGGGATTACCAAGTGCGATAATTGAGTTTCAAAGACGTTCAAGGACTGTTAAATTTAGAAGTCGAAGAGGTGTTGTAGCTTTAATACTTAAAGATTCAACAGCTATAAAGAAATCTTATTCTATCGATTTTTTAACGGATATAAACGAAACTGAATTTACAAAAGAAAATTATGATTATATAAGGCTTGCATTTTTAGGAAAACCTAGCAAGGTTATTGTTGAAGTTATTAATGATTCAGTTGATTCTGAAAGGTCTTTAGACGATGCTTTGAAAGCTTTAAGGGAGAATAAATTTAACTATTTAGCTATTCCTTTTATAAGTGAAGAAGTCGACAAAACTAAAATAGTTAATTGGATAAAAACAGCTAGAAGAGAAAAAGAGATATACAAAGCTGTGCTACCAAACATTTCAGATGCTAATGAAAAAGCAATTATAAATTTTGCAACAACAGGTATAAAAGTTGGGGAAAAGTCTTATACAACAGCAGAATATACAGCTAGACTGGCAGGTATTTTGGCAGGTATATCACTTTCGGAGAGCTGTACGTATTTTATTTTAGATGAAGTAACAGAGATAGAGCCAACTGAAAATCCTGACGAAGCTGTAGAAGAAGGTAAACTAATTTTAATAAATAATAATGGGATAAGGATAGCTAGGGGTGTAAACTCATTAATAACTTTAAGTAAAGAGGATACAGAAGACTTGAAGAAAATAAAAATAGTTGAAGCTATTGACATGATACAAGATGATATTCTGCAAACCTGGAACGAGAATTATGTTGGGAAAGTAACTAATAAATATGATAATAAAATATTGTTTTTATCTGCTGTAAATAATTATTTTAAAGAGTTGCAGCGTGATGAAGTGCTTGATAATAGTCAAGAAGCTTATGCACAGATAGATATAGAAGCACATAAAAAATATCTAAAAGAAAAAGGAATTGATTATAGTGAAATGACTGAACAGCAAATAAAAGAGGCTAATACGGGTTCTTACGTTTTTGTAGAAGGAAATATTACCATTACTGACGCTATGGAGGATTTGAAATTTAAAATATATATGTAAGAAGGTGAGTAGATGAGCAAAGAAAATATCGTAGGAAGTAGTCAAATTTCTGGTACATGGGGAAAGCTTTGGTGGGATGGAACTTTAATTGCTGAGGTGCTTAGTTTTGAAGCTAAAGTTACAGCAAATAGAGAAGAGATTCAGTTTGGAATGAGTAAAGATTCTAAAATAACATCGCTAAGCGGCGAAGGGACTGTAAAACTTGGAAAAGTGTATTCCAGGGGGAAGAAAAATTATTGGAAGCTTGGAAAAAAGGAGAAGACCCACGAAGCACACTTACAAGTAAGATAAAAGACCCTGGTACACCTGGAAAACAAGCTGAAACAGTTACTATTAACAATGTTTGGTTCAATGAATTAGCTTTGGCTCAATTTGAAAAAGGTGGGAAAATCGAGGAAGAGCTGAGTTTCGGATTTACTCCGAATGATTCTGATATGATGGACGAAATAGAAGAAATTTAAGGATAGTTTTTACTATCCTTTTTTATATAAATATAGGAGGATTTTAAAATGGAAAATAAAAAGAAATGATAACAATAGAGGATATTTTAAGAAGAAAAGAATATTTTGCAAAAAAAAGCGAAGAAACTAAGCAATTATACATTCCTTCGCTTGGCGGAAATATAGAGATTGCAAAACCGGATAGAGAGCTATGCATTGATGTTACAGAAATGGAAAACTCAATCGAAAGTGATAAGTATTTTGTTTATGAGATAGTTAAAAAGCCAAATTTAAAGAGTGAAAAATTGCATACAGAGTTTGGGTGCAAAGATAATCCTCTTGACATAGTCGATGTATTGTTTGAGACAGGAGAAATTGCTGATATTGCAAAGATTGCTGCATCATTCGCGGGATTTGGTGTTGTGGAAGAGGTTGAAGACTTAAAAAACTAATTAAAAGCGATGTTGAAATGCAAATGATTAGCCATTACTTAGAAAAAGGTGTTGATTTGGACAAATTGACTAATTTAAATATAATAGAAAGAAATTTTCGCATCGCTTGTATGCTATATGAAGAAGAAGAAAAAATAAAACTTATTTCTGAGCTGATAGGAGCTGTGTTTGGAGGTGTAAAAAATGGCTAGAAGGCATATAAGTGCAGTTATATCTCTAAAGGACAACATGAGTGCGACTATGAGAGGGATTAGAAGAGAGCAAAAACAATTTCAAAATGAAGTTAGGCGGACACGTAACGAGATGCGTTCGGCGAGTAGAGAGCGTATGCGTATAAGAATGGATGCGACACCAGCACACCGAACTATACAGAATTTAAGACAAAAACTTGCACCTCTTCGAACTAAGCTTGTAAAAGCTGTTGTTATAAAAGATTTAGCGACTGAAAAGATAGAAAGAATAAAATCGAACGTAAAATCTTTTGGAAAATTTATTGCAAGACCAGCTATAAAATTAAAAGATGAAACAAAAGGAATGATTGATAAAATAAAAAATCGACTTACTAGCTTATCAACTATTGTTCCTGTTGGGGCTGCGATAGGGGCTGCGGGTATGGCTGTTAAAAGCGGTATGGAACTAGAGCAACAACAAATAAGTATGCGTCACTTCATGGGAGTTGGAAATAAAGGAAAATCTAGCAAAGAACTTGACGGAATGAGCGCAAGCTATTTAAAAGATTTAAGAAATAATGCAAATGCGACACCATTTGAAACTGGAGAAGTTATATCAGCAGGAACTCGTTCCTTGCAAATAGCAGGTGGAAATACAAAAGATGCTATGCAGATGGTAAAATTAGCTGAAGACATGGCAGCACTAAACCCAGGTAAGACTGTCGGGGATGCTATGGAAGCACTTGCGGACATGAACATTGGAGAAATGGCAAGACTTACGGAGTTTGGAGTTAAGGCAAGTAGTACAGACGACCCAAAAGAAGTACAAAAGAAGCTTGAAACAATGTATAATGGTGGAGCTAATAAGCTTGCAGAAAGTGGTTCGGGACTACTTTCTACGATAATGGGTAAATTAAAATCCAATATTGCAGATATTGGACTTGGCATGCTAGAACCTTTAAAACCTGTTATGACTGGCTTAATTGGATTTATAGACCAGGCAAGCCCTGGGATACTGGAAGTAGGTACAAAAATAACAAGTGGAATAGGCATGGCGATTGGATGGATACAACAACAAATGCCAACATTAGCTCCAATTTTCCAAACAGCTTTCGGAGCTGTGTCTTCTATTGTATCAACTGTTGCCCCAATAATTGGTCAAGTCATAGGAGCTTTAAGCCCTGTTTTTATGGGACTGCTTTCTGTGGCTTCGTCTGTATTAGCAGGGATTGCTTCTGCTGTTAAAACTGTAGCTCCTATTGTAAGCTCTTTGATTTCTAAATTAGCTCCGATTTTTAAAAATGTTGGTGATACATTAAAATCTATGGGTAAAATTTTTAAAAATGTTTTTGATAGTGTTATGAAAATAGTTAAAAAAGCGTCTGATTATATAAAACCCTTGGTCGATGGAATAACAGGAGCAGCAAAAGGAATAAGCGATGGTGTTAGTTGGGTTGCTGGAAAACTAGCTGGAAATGCAACTGGAACGAAGTATTGGTCGGGTGGGCTTTCTGTTGTAGGCGAACATGGACCCGAACTTGTATCTATGCCACGTGGTAGCAAAGTTTTTACAAATGCAGAAAGTAAATCTATGATTAATAAAAGTATTCCTAATTTTAGACAAGTGCAAGGAGAAAACACAAATTATAATATAACAATTCCTAAAATTGCTGAAACAATAGTGATAAGAGAAGATGCTGACATTGAAAGAATAACATCAAGTTTAATAAAAAAATACAAATGGCGAAAATGGGTGGTGTCGTTTAATGGAAATGTGGCTTAGACAATCGAATGATGCCTTTAGATTCCCGATATTTCCAGCCTCTTTTGAAATAAGCGGAAATATAAATACAAGTACAACAAATGTATTAAGGCTCGGAGAAGTAATTATCTGTGGTGGTACAGGACTTAGAACAACAGAGATAAGCAGCTTTTTTCCAAGTAAAAAATATCATTTTTGCAATTATAAAGATTTTCCTCAACCATATGATTGTGTAAAAAAAATGAAAAGGTGGATGGAGCAGGGGCTGATTTTAAGGTATATAATAACTGAAACTGATGTAAACATGGAGGTCATTATTGAAAATTTCAAACATGGTAAGCAAGATGGCACAAATGATGTTTACTTTACACTAAGCTTAAAAGAGTATAAAAGAATACAGATACCTAGCATAAATTCCTCAGATGGGAAAATAGAAGTGGTAAAAAATGTACCAGTTACAAAAGGTTTTGAAACTGGAAAACAAAAAACACATAAAGTTGTTAAAGGTGATAACCTTTGGAGCTTGTCGCAAAAATATTATGGAAATGGGGATTTATACGAAAAAATTGTTGAAGCAAATAAGGAATTAATTAAAACAGCTGACATAATAAAAGAGGGTTGGGTGTTAATAATTCCTTAGCTTGGAGGTGATTTATAATTAACAATATAAAGTTAAAAGTACACATAAAAAATGGCAATATCTATGATATAACTGATATAGTTGAGAAAATAACTTGGAGTGGTGATTATAAGTCCCCATCAAGGACACTAGAGTTTTCTATAGTACAGTCAGCTTCTGATATTAACTTTCAGCAAATTAATATACCTATAGCCAGTACAGTTTGTTTTTATGTAGATGATAAAGAAATCTATCGAGGAATGATAATTAATAGGTCTAAAGATTCTAGTAATAATAGTATTAGTTTTGTTTCTAAAGACATGGGTTTTTTACTTACTCAAAGTGAAGTATCATACAACTTTAAAGATAAATTAGTTGAAGATATTGCAAAACAAGTATTTAATGACAATAAACTTGCAGTCGGAAACATACCTAAGACGGGAGTAAAACATACAAAAATGTATATAGGTACAACTGGATATGACACTATAATGAGTGCATATACAGAAGCTAGTAAAACAACTAAAAAAAGTATATGATAGAGGCTAATATAGATAAATTTAATGTCATTGAAAAAGGGACTATTACACTAAATGTTATGTTTGAAGAAGGGTCTAATCTTATTAACACGAGCTTTTCAGAGAGTATGGAGAATGTAAAAAATAAAGTATTAGTTGTAGACCAGTATGGCAATAAGATTAGTGAAAAGATAAATGACTCTATATTTAAAGATGTTGGGGTAATTATGCAAAAAGTTATACAACAACAAGAAAATAGTACTGTAGATATAGAAAGCGAATTTAAAGGAATAGAGCAGACTTGCAACCTAAAAGGTTATGGTGATGTAAGTTGTATAACTGGTAGAGGTGTAAAGGTTAAGGATAGCTATACAGGGCTTGTAGGTCTATTTTATATAGATACAGATAAACACAACTGGGACAGTAACGGAAATTATGAGATAGATTTAGATTTAAATTTTCAAAATATCATGGATGAAAAGACAGCAGGACAGGACGAACAAAAGGAAGAAAGTTCTAGTTTAAATGGAGAAGGTACTTTAAATGGAAGAGAAGTAAAAGCAGAATTTACAGCGTATTATCCTTCAAACAATGCCATGGAGGGTGGATACTATCAAGCTATGGATGGTAAAAGACTTGTACCTTCAAACAATACTTGTGCTGCACCTAGTAAACTTAAATTTAAAACAAAAATTCAAGCAAAATGTCCTGGAACTAAAATTGATGGTAAAACTTATACAGTAACAGATAGAGGCGGAGCGATTGACTTAAAAAATGGAGTGTATAGAATAGACATATTAATGTCTAGTGAAAAAGAATGTAATGATTTTGGAAGAAGAAAAGGAACAATAATAATTGGAGATGGTACAGGATATACAAATGCGATAGGAAAAGCAAAAGAATTAATTAGCATAGCAAAAAGTAAATTAGGTTGTAAGTATGTTTGGGGGGCAACTGGGGAGAATACATTCGATTGCAGCGGGTTTACTCAGTGGTGCTACAAAAAGATAGGGATAAGTATTCCTCGTACTGCTTCCGCACAAAGCAAAGCAGGTAAACCAGTAGATTTGAATGATAGAAGCAAGTGGAAAGCAGGAGATTTATTGTGTAGGGTCAGCGGAGGAAGTAACAACCATGTTGTGATGTACATTGGAAATAATCAAATAATCCATTCTCCACAAACAGGTGATGTGGTGAAAATACAGTCTGTTGACTCATATAGAAAAGGGAAAGCATATACACATGTCAGAAGATATTTATAAAAGGTGGTGATAAAGTGGCTAATCCAATCAATGAATTTATAGGGATAATAAGAGAAGAAGGAAAATATCACAATCAACCTTCTTTTTTTATTGGAAAAATAAAAAGTAAATTACCAGATTTAAAAATAGAGGTAAACAACATCATATTAGAAAAAGAAGATATTTTGATAGATAGTTGGATGCTTGATAGACAGCTAGAAACATTTGATACAGAAACAAATCAAGAACACCAGCATGAAGTAAAAAATCCGTTTATAGATACTTTTGAAAATGGAGATATGGTAATAATGTTTAAAATAGGTGATAAATTTGCTGTTGTAAGTAAGTTGGTGAGCTTATAATGAGTACAATATTTCCTTTTATAGGTGTCCCAGAAGATTATATCTTATCTAAAACAGAAGAATTGCCAATCTTTCGTGAAGTGGCTTGGAATTTTGAAAAGGATAAACCTATTTTAGAAAATGGAGATTTTAAGATTGTTGAAGGCAATGAAGCTATAAAGGTTTGGGTGTATAAATGTATAAAAACAAATAGATATGAGCATGAAATTTATAGCTGGGGCTATGGAACTGAATTATCTGAACTAATAGGGCAGAAATATAGTAAAGGACTTACAGAAAGTGAAGCATCTAGGTATATAAAAGAGGCTTTATTAGTTAATCCATATATTTTAGATGTTAATGTTGCAAATACAAGGTTCACAGATGATTTATTAAGCGTATTTATAATTATATCTACGATTTATGGGGAGGTGGAAGTTAATGTATAGTAGTCAAACTTATGATGTTGTTAAGAATAGAACCCTATCCAATATAGACCTAGATGTTTACAAAGGAGAAGGCTCTTTTTTAAGTGATATGGTATCTCCTGTTAATTCAGAGCTTGCAAAATTCTATATAGAACTTTCATATCTTCATAAAAAAGCGTTTATAGAAGATAACTTCGACGATTTTCTTGATAAACGGGTAAATGAGTTTGGAGTATATAGAAAGTTAGGAACAGAAGCAACTGGAGAGGTGACATTCGAGGGGAAGGTCGGAACAGTCATACCAAACGGAACTATTATATCTTACAATGAGTTATTATTCGTAGTAATTAAAGATATAGTAATTAGTTCGAAAATCGAACAAAATACAAGCCCCATACAAGCTTTAGAAATTGGAATTAGATATAATATACCTGCAAACACTGAATTTAAGCTACAAGACGAAATAAATGGTATAACAAAAATTTACAATGATGTTGCTTTTCGAGGTGGTACAGAAATAGAAACAGACGAAGAATTAAAAGAAAGATTCTATAAGATACAGAAAAATCAAGCTACAAGTGGAAATAAAGCACACTATGAAGAATGGGCTTTAGAGGTTGAAGGTGTTTATAATGCTAAAATTTATCCTCGGTGGGATGGAGCAGGAACAGTCAAAGTTTTGATATTTGGAGTAAATAATCAAGCTGTTGATTCAGAAGTGATTGAAAGATGTAGAGAACATATTGAGACAGAAATGCCAATCGGGGCAACTTTGACAGTTGCAACACCTTCTATTTTAGATATAAGTATAAGTGCAACTATAAAGCTAGAAATAGGATACACAATAGATTTTGTAAAAGAAAGCTTCTTAGAAAGCATTAATAGCTACTTAATAAATGTTAATAAAGAAATAATTTACACTAAAGTAAGTGCAATACTTGCAAGCACAGAAGGTTTACATGACTTTAGTAATTTACTATTAAATAATAAAGCTGAAAATATAACTTTTGAAGAAGACAAAGTACCAAGTGTAACTACATTAGAATTTAGCGAGGTGGTAGTTTAATGAAATTAATTGATAAACTACCAAGTTTTTATAACAATGATATTACTAGAAAAATACAAGAAGCTTATGACATAGAACTAGAAACACTTAGAGAAACTTATGACGATACTTTTGACCAGTTTTTTGTAGATACTGCCACTTGGGGCTTAGATTATTGGGAAAATATTTTATCTATTAAAAATAGATATGATTTAAGTATAGAAGATAGAAGAAGTAATATAAAAGCAAAGATGAGAGGCAAGGGTACAACTACTATAGAGGTTATAAAAGCTATATCAGAAGCTTATACAAAGACTAATGTTGATGTAGAAGTATTTAGCAATCTATTTAGTTTTACACTTAGTTTTATAACAAATAATTGTAGTTATAACACTATCTTGGAGTTAGATAAGAAAATAGAGGAAATAAAACCTTGTCATTTAGAGCATAAATTTGAAATGATTTTATTTAATGAAAATGGACTTTATGCAGGAGCAATGACCAGTACAGGGGAGACAGTTACTATATACCCTTATACCCCTAAAAATATAGAATGTTTTGGAGAAATAATACTAGCTAGTGGAAACAATAAAAGTGCTGAAAGGGTAACATTATACCCTAAACAGGAGGTGATATAATTGGCACAAGCGCAATATTATACATTACTTACAGAAATAGGCAAAGCGGCTATAGCAAATGCTACAGCACTTGGAACTAGAGTGGATTTTGCAAAAATAAAAGTTGGGGATGGTGGTGGAAGTGCATATATTCCAACAGAAACTCAAACAGAACTCAAAAATGTAGTGTGGGAAAGCACATTAGAGCATGTTCAAGCAGACGAAAAAAATAAAAGTTGGGTAGTTATACAAAAGACTATAACTGGAGATACTGGAAGCTTTACAATCAGAGAGGTTGGAGTATTTGACTCTAAAGACCAACTTCTCGCAATATCTAGCTATCCAGAAACTTATAAACCTGCTCCAGATTCGGGAACAGTAAAAGAAATATTAATTAAAATTATATTAGCTGTGTCTAATACAGCAAGTATAAATTTAAAAATAGACCCAACTGTTGTGCTAGCAACTTTAAAAGACATACAAGACCTAGACGCTAAAATTGATACAACTAAAACAGAATTAACAAGCAACATAGAAACTGCTAAAACAGAGTTAAACAATAAAATAGGTGATACAACACAACTTACTACAACAGATAAAACTAGTCTTGTTGGTGCATTAAATGAGGTAAAAACTAGCGTAGATAGTATAGAAACAACAGCAGAGAAAACAAGTTATAATAATTCAACAAGTAATCTTACTGCTACTACTGTGCAAGGGGCAATAGATGAAATAGTAACAGAGGTAAGAGGTAATAGAACTAGTATTATATCTAGTATAAATAATAATTTAATACCAATGTAGAAAGTGAGGTGATAAAGTGAAGATATGGAAATATAATAGAACTGTGAAGAAAAGAAGAGGTGTCTATACAGAATTAGATATACTTGCACAAAGGTATGAATTTGAAGCAGATGGGAAACTTTATAGAGCCTTTTTTCATTTATATACTAATAAAAATATAGATATATTCAGAGATAAAGATTTATATAAAGAATCTTATATGATGGACTATAGAGTTGGAAATGTAACAACTGATATTGACGATGTAGTACAACAAACAACTACAGTAAGATTTATACCTGACCCTGTTATTGATATTGTGATTGATAACATTAGCAGAGGATGTGAAATAAACTACAGAATTATAGATAATGAACCAAGTGTAAAATTTATTGTTACGGAAAAATTAAATGGCACAATAATAGAAACGAAGACAAATTCTAGTGATAATAATTATAAACTTAAATTAACTGATGAACAAATAGTACCATTAGCACTCAATTCCTCAAATTCAATAGTAATAGAAATAAGCACAGAAGATGGTGGATTAGTAACAAGTAAAATAGTAACATTTACAAGAACAAATAACAAGCCAACAATTTTAGTTAATTCATATAGTTCTAATTCTGCAAAATTTACAGCATCTGATTTAGATAATAATTTAAGTAAAATTGAGTGGTATTTAGATGATGTATTAAAAGAAACAATAACAACAGATTTAACAGCAGAAAAAACCATCAACTATGAACTTACAGACAATGCAATACACACATTAAAAATAGTTGCTACAGATGCAGAAAATGCAACTGTTGAGAAGGTTTTGAGTATAAGTAAAGAGATTATGCCACTGCAAACAGACGCTAGTTTAAGCGATATATCAACTAAGTTGATAGAGATTGGAGAAGGGTTTAAAAATGGGAAAACAAGTATTATAAATACTTTAGCATTAAAGAATATAGAAGCAAGTTTGAATAACACACTTGTTGAGTTATCAGAGAAAATAAAAACAAGTTTTGATAGTTCAGACGCTAGTGTGCAGGATTTGATGAATCAGTTAACACAAGCTAATAATACTATATCACAGTTAAATTCTAAGTATAAATATGCCAGTGGTACTATTGATGTTGTTAAAAATAGTTCTTTAATGGCTAATTTATATGGAGAGTCCTTTGGTAGACAACCTGGTACTTGGCTTAAGATTGATAATTTAGGTTTTATTCCTAATATTTTTGTTGCTGAATGTCAATATGTTACTTCTAATAATTATTTTTTAAACATATTGTTATTGCTACTTGTAATATAAATTGGTTTTGGGAAAAAAAAGATTTTTCGGCTAGAATTGTATTTACTAAAGAAAAAAATTCTAATCAAGATTTTAGTGGAAGTGGAATTATTTATTCAAATAATGAGCGTGATGTATATATAAATAATAAAGGCATTAATGTTCCTGCAAGTAGTCCTAATGTTTCTAGTTACCTACATTCTTGGCATGCTATAAAATTTATATAAAAGAGGTGATAAAATGAATAGAGCAAATAGAATTATATGTGACCAAACAGGCAAAATACTCTTGCAGACAGGAGAAGCAACAGGGGATGTATTGAAGCATGATACAATAACAGAATTGCATTGCATTGATATTCCGTATGGAAGTATAGATTATACTAAAAATAGAATTATAGGTATAAATATAGAAACAAAAGAACCAATTTTGGAAGAAATACCAATATTCGTTACAGAAGAAGAAAAAAGAATACAAGAATTAGAAAATCAAATATTGATTGCAGAAAACGAGAAAGTAGGAGGGCTATTATAATGAATATAAATAATGTTGTAGTAAGAATATTAGCAGAGAGGATTTTGAATAAAGGGTTAAATCCTTTAAAAAATCGAGAATTTGAATTAGATGATGTAACTAACACAGAGTATAGAAAAGCAGTAGAGGATTATATTATAGAGCATAGTGGAGTAGTAGAAGGAACAGAACCTACAAAATAGGTTCTTTTTTATAGGCTTAGATAATTCTAAGTCTTATTTTAATGCAAAATAAGGAGGAAATATGAACGTAACAATAGTTTTTTTAGCAACAAATATATTTATAAAATTAGTAATATTAGCAATAGCATTTGATACACTGTTAGGTTGCTTAAGAGCAATAAAAACACATCAGTTTAATTCAAGCTTTGGAATAAATGGAGGAATAAGAAAAGTAGCAATGATAGCATGTATATTTTTCCTAGCAGTAGTTGACATTCTTACAAAGTTTAACTTTTTATTTATGTTACCACAAGATTGGGTTGATTTTTTGCGATTAAATCATCTTGGAATATCTGAATTTTTCTCTATTTTATTTATTCTATATGAAAGTGTAAGTATATTAAAAAATATGTACTTATGTGGATTACCAGTGCCTAAAAAATTAAAAGATAGAATAGGTAACTTATTAGATACTATGACAGATGAATTAAATATTAAAGGAGGTAGTAAATAATGAAAATATGTATTACAGTAGGACACAGTATTTTAAAAAATGGTTCATGTACTTCTGCGGATGGAGTAGTTAACGAGTATAAGTACAATAAATCTCTTGCCCCAGTATTAGCAGATACATTTAGAAAAGAAGGTCATAAGGCAGATGTAATAATATGCCCCGAAAAGCAGTTTAAAACTAAGAATGAAGAAAAGACTTATAAAATACCTAGAGTTAATAGTGGAGGATATGATTTACTTATAGAGTTGCATTTAAATTCAAGTGGCGTAGGAGCTTTTGGAACAGAAGTATTTTACTATAGTGAAAAAGGGAAGGAATATGCGCAGAGGGTAGTAGATAAACTATCTAAACCTTTCATAAGAAAAAAAGGAGATAAAGAAGTAGGTAATAGAGGTGTTAAATTAGATAAAGGATTATATATTTTAAATAGTTCCAAACCTACTGCAATACTAATTGAAAGTTTCTTTTGTGATAACAAAGAAGATTATGAGAAAGCTAAGAAATTTGGATATGAAGGTATTGCTAAGTTAATTGTAGAAGGTATATTAAATAAAAATATCAATAACAAAGAAGATAGCGAGGGAAAAATCATGTATAAACATACAATAGTTTACGATGGAGAAGTTGACAAAATCCCTGCAACTGTAGTTGGTTGGGGCTATAATGATGGTAAAATATTAATATGTGATATAAAAGATTACGTACCAGGTCAGACGCAAAATCTTTATGTTGTAGGCGGTGGAGCATGTGAGAAGATAGGTTCTATGACTAAAGAAAAATTTACTATAATAAAGGGTAATGATAGGTTTGATACACTTTACAAAGCATTAGATTTTATTGATAAATAAATTAAAAGGTAGTAACTAGAGATAGTTGCTACCTTTTTTTATTTTATAGTTAATAATTATTAATGAATTATTTTAATATTATACATAAAATTATTATATTAATCTTATATAAATTATTACAAAATTATTTTTCTATTTTTCTACCCCTTCCTTTTTTTCGTCTATCATAAGACTTTGCCAGTTTTTCAATATCTTCGTTGCCTTCTAAATCTGCTCGAGTTGCATCTATGATAGGTTTTAAAACGTCTAATACTAACTTATTAATAGTAGTTTTTTTAATCTGTGCGACTGCTTTTAAAACGCTTATATCATCACTTTCAAAGTATATAGATACAGATTCTTTTTTTACTTCTTCATTCTCTTTTACCTCAAGCAGAGAAGTAACTATACTGTTAGAATTTTTTTTAAAAGTATCTTGTATTCTTTTTTCTGTAATATCTCTATAATCAACTTTATTTTCATTTTCTTCTAAGTCAAATTTCATATTATAACATTCCCCTTTCAAAAAGTTCGTCTATAAAGTTTTTAAATTCTTCTCTTACTTTATGTGCTTTTTTAATTTTCTTACAATATTCTTCTATATCTGTTTTATTTAAAATTGCATTTTTAACAATCGTTCCCTCACTTATTCTTGTACTCAATAGAACCTTTTTTATATCTTCATATTTTTCTAATTGTTTGTTAAACTCGTCGCCTGTACTGAGTTTTCTGCTTGTATATCTATTTACTACTATAGCTTTTTTAACATCGTTGTCTATTTCTAATTTTTCTAAGTCTTCTTTAAACTTAGTATAGAAAAGATTACAACCTCTTATACTTGCAATATCTTGATATTCCAGTGGGGTAATAATACTGTCCGAAATCAACAAGAAGTTGCGGGTAACAACGTCATAGCTAGGTGACAAATCTATTAAAATATAATCGTATTTTCCAAGTGTTTCTATGTTCTTAGCGAACCATCTATAAACTGCTTTTTCTCTATTTGTTTCAGTTACTAACAATTCCCCCAATACACAACATTCAAGTTTGCTTCCTATTAAATCTATGCTAGGAAAATCTTTTAGTGGAGATTTTATTATAATATCTTCCGCTCTAGTTTTATAAGCTAATGCTTCAAACATTGTATTTCCTTCAAACAATGTGTTGTGTATAAACTGCGTAGTATTAGCTTGAAAATCTCCATCTATAATAAGAATTTTTTTATTTAATTTAGATAAATACATTGCCGTTAAAATTGTTAGAGTTGTTTTGCCAACTCCACCTTTTACGTTAAAAATAGAAATTGTGTTAAGACTTGTACTCAATTAAATTACCCCCTTTTTATTTTTATACAATACTATTATATCGTATATTCCGAATGTTTTCGGATATTTAATAATTTATTTTAAATTTAATATTAATCTTTATGCAATTAATTAATTATATAAAAATTATTTTCATAAAGATTAATTTATTATTTTTATATTAATTTATATACAATTTTATATTATTTTTATTATATTTTTTATAAAATTAATTAATTATTTTATTAATATTCTTTATATAATTTTATATTATTCTTATCATAATTATTAAAAAATTAATTTAATATTTTTATATTATTTTTTTAATAATCAATAAAGAAGGCTAAGAAAAATCAACCTTCTTTAAAAAGTCATTCATTCTTAGCCTTTTCAATTATTATCCTGTCGCCCTCGAACGTTGCCACAACATTAGGGTTTTCTCTTGTTATGCCCATTTCATCAGCCCATCTCTTGGGAACACTCATTCTAGGGGTAAACGACCCACTCCCACCCCTGTGAAAATTAAATTTTAAATTTCTTTTTTCTTTTTCCATTCGTTAACTCCTTTTTTGCTGTATTACAAAGAAAAGTAATAATACAACACTAAAAACTAAACCGAGTATGTTGCTTGTACTAGAGTTTAATGCTATAGATACTATATTTAAAACTATAGTTATTAAAACTAAAACAATGCAAATCTTATAAAATTTATCGCTCATGTTTTTTTAGAAATGTGTTATAATATTAGAAAGAAGTCACCTAGAGAGAAGGGCTATTCTCTCTAGGCTTATCCTTACAGCTCTTTTAAAATTCTTAGAATTGCAAGGATTATGTTAAGTAATAATAGGATGAAGGAGAAAACTTTTTTAACTATGTTAAATTTGTTTTCTCTTTTCTTTTTACTTCTTTCTAATCTCCCCATTCCTGTGCCTCCTTTCTTTTATTTTTTTGCTTTCTCACCTCCTTCTCTATAAATATATTATATCATGACGGGGCGTCAAAAGCAATAGTTTTTTTCTACTTTTTACCATTTTAAGGAATATTGCAGGTCCTGCAAAGTTTTTTAATTATTACATGTAAAAACATAACTTTTTTAATTTTTTTGATATTTTAAGCATTATTAAAAAAATAATGTTACAAAGTTTTCAAGACGACACATTGGAAATACTAGGTTTTGGAGTTATACGTAACCATAAAAAGTTTTAGAACACTTTGTTTTAAGAAATATTACAGGACCTGCGAAGTTTTATTAATAAGTAATGAGAATTGCATCTTTTTAAGAAATTGTGATATAATAAAAGCAAGAGAACTGTATTCTAGTCGTAAGAGTAGAGTTTTCGTCTAAAGTAAAAAATTATCTAGACTTTTTGAATTTGATTTTTAAATCAAATTCCCAACCACTCTTTTGCGCAGAGTGGTTTTTTACTTGTCTAAATAATTTACTAATTATATAGAATATTAAACTAGCTATAACACTAGCTAATATGTTAAGTAAAAAATTATCCATACATATTCACCTCCCTTCGCAGCGTTGGGAGGATAATCTTTTGTGTATAGACTCCACTCTTTTTTTGAATACAGATTACATTCTCTTGCTAAAACTATTATAACATATTTTAACAACTAACTAATAAGCTAATTCATCTTTAAACTTCATTTCGCTTTTACAAGTCTTATAAACTGATGAACAGCTCTTGCAATCTTCTAATGCTCTATGAGAACTATAATTCAATCCTAATTCCTCATGCAAAGAAGGCAAAGAATAACTTTTTAGTTTTTACCCTCATAAGTTCTTATGTACTTTCTTGACAAAGCTAATGTATCGATAACCTTATTAGTAATTTTTTATATCCATTCTTATATAATTTATCTAATATAAATTCCATGTCAAAAATAGCGTTATGAGCTATAAGAGTATAATCACCTATAAAATTCAAAAAGTGCGGAAGCACTTCCTCAATGCTTGGAGCATTAACAACGTCTTCGTCTGTTATTCCTGTTATATTAGTTATCTTTTTTCTTATGCTTTTACTTGGCTTCACAAATGTGCTAAAAATTTCGCTTGGGACATCCCTTTCAAATTTAATAGCTGCTATCTCGATAATATCTTCTTTGGAAGCATCTAAACCAGTTGTCTCTACATCAAAGACAATATAATGCTCTAAAACTTTATTTTTAGAATTTGTAAATTTAATAAATTTTTCGTACTCAATTTCTTTTTGACTTTTAAAAGAACTGATTATATCACTAGAAAGTTCTTTGCTAAAATCGTATTGTTTTGCAATATCGAACTCAGTTAAAGCTGGTTCTTTTAATGTTTTTAAAAATCTTTTTACTGAATTAAACACAAAGTCATTCCCCCTTTACAGTTTAATTATAAAAAATAAGACTTAGTTTGTACACTAAGTCTTAGCAAAATTTAACATTTAAAAAAATTATTTCTAAAATTTAATTTATTTTTTTAAAACAGTATATTTTTTTATAAATTAAATGTGATATAATTATAATCATAAAATGAGAATAAGCGATTTTTTTAAATTAGATTTTTAAATACAAAAAATAAAATGAGGAATACTCACTGCCGTCAAACAATAGTATTCCTCGCACACGAGGTTGCCCTCTTTTTTAAGGATAATATATCCTTATTTTTCTATACTTATATTTATATTATAAGACAAAGTGTAGGAAAATACAAGGTTTTTAAGGTAATTTTAATAGTAAAATTATTACAAAAAAATTAAAAAAAAGAGTGATAGCCTCCAGGTAAAATGGAGGGGTATAAATGGAAAATATTAATAAAAATAATATAGATAAAATGTTTCTAGAAGAATGTAACGCCGAAAGAGCAGAACATGAAAAAGAAAATTATTCTGAATTTAATAGACATGAAATATATGAAATAAAAAAATATATAGATGAAAAACCACTTGGAATTAGAACAGCTATAGCCAATGCAGATAATGGAGGAAAAACCTTATTTATTGCACCAACAGGAGCAGGAAAAAGTTATAGCTTTATAAATACATTAAAAAAATTAAAAACAAAGGCATTGTTTATACTTCCGAACGCTTCGAATGTAGAGCAAGCAATGCACGAATATAATATAGCTGGTGCGTATGATAAGATACCTGCTAAACAAGCTTTAGAGGGAAATAACTTAGTAGTAATGACTTGGGATAAAACGGAACAACTTATAAGCGCTGATTTAAGCGAGTATATAATCGTAGTTGATGAAATACACCAAACCTATACAGATGCCTACAGAGGGAAAGCGATAAAAAATCTAAACAATATCATGACTAAGTGTAAAGGAAGAATAGATATAACAGCAACACCAAGTAAATTAGAATTTGAAATCTATGACTACATAATAGAATACACTCAAAAACAAAAAACAAAATATGATGTAAAGTTATACAGTGATTTTGATAATAAAAACTTTACAGAAATAATTAATATAATAAACAAATCTAAAAATAGTGCTATGTTGATGAACGATATATCAACATTAGAATTTATAAGAGACTCAGTTAGCAAAAATGCTGGAGTTGTATATGCAGATGGAAAAGAAGAGAATGAACTGTATAGTAGAATAGTTAAAAACTCAAATATGGGAGACTATGAAACACTTTTAAATACAACAACAATTTTGGCTGGTGTAAATATAAATAACAAAGATATTACAGATATAATTATTATTAATATAAAAGACGTTGGGGCTATAAAACAATATGTTGCAAGGTTTAGAAACTTAAAAAAAGCAAATATACACATATTTAATAAATATGAGGAAGAATGTAATGTATACAAAATAGAGTGGCTAGTTAATAAAAATATAGAAAAAGCAACAATTTTGAAAGATGCTTATAATAAAGTATCTAAACACATGTTACAGTTTGAAACGGTCGGAATAAATGCAACGCCAATTCGCATGGACTCAAATGTCTACTACTGTACAAAAGATAATTGTTACAAAGTAGATAAATTATATATAAAAAGTCAAGTTTACAGTAACTATTACAATACAAGAACAGTGCAAAGTTTCAAAGTTTTATTAGAAGAATATTTCGAGAATGTTAAAATAACTGACACTAAAGAAATTGGCACAAATGAAAAAGAATTAAAAGAATACAAAAAAGTTGTAAAAGAGATTAAAGACGCAACAAGAGAAATTTTAAAAGAACATAAAGAAATTTTGGTAGGCTATAGACAGATTAAAAACGATTCTAAGAGCTTTTCATTAATGCAGTATCATAATGATATGAAACTGAGTTCAAAAGAGTGTTTAGAGGCTTACAGAGAGTATGACATACATAATTTAGTAAAGAAAAGTAAAAGCAATAGCATGTTAGAACTATATTCTAACTATGTACTAGATAATAAATTTGGTTTAGATCTTGCGTGGAAACTAGCAAATACAGCAAATAGAAAGCGTGGAACAATATTTAACAAGATAAATACTTTGATATATAGAGAATTAAAAGAGGAATATCCAGCCTTTTTAAATGATGAACTTATTCAAGTTACAGTATTTAATTATATAGATAAGTTGTTTGGAATTGGAACATCTTACACAGAACTACACTTACAGGAGTTGAGTAACGATTTAAGAACAATTTTAGGGGAAAACTGGGATTTGACAACTGAAAAATTAGGTTGTATGTTGAACGAAATTTTTAAAATAGAAAAAAAGAAAAAAAGAATGTGTCCACACTTAGAAAATATCTTTTTTTATAAAAATATTAATCCTAAGTGTGGACAGGAAAGAATAAATTTATATCAAATTGAAAGATACATCAACATTGAAGATATAAAAAATGATTTGGAATTAGACGAAGAAGATAAGAGTTTAGAAAATGCTATAAAACATACAAAAGATAGAATGTTAAACTCTTTAGATGAAGATGAAAAACTGTTGCTACTAAAAGGTTTTATGTAAAAACATATGGAGGAATGAATATGAAATTAAGAATTGGGATTATAGATAAATATGTGGCTGAGGCAAGTTATGAGTTATCAGAACTTTTAATTGATGCTTTTAATAAATATGATGAATTTGTTGAGGCTATAAGAGGTGGAGAAATTCGCATAGTCCCATTTAATTTGGGATTTCAAGCTTTGCTGGAAGAGGATTCTACTTATGATGAGTATGAATTTTATTACGATGATGAGGATGATAAATGTTTTTTTCATATTAAATATAGAAATGTTAAAGATGTTGAACTTTCAAAAGAACTTTTGCTAGAACTTATAAAAGTTAATTTGCCCGCAGGAGCAAAATTAATTGTGAACAACTAGAAATTTGTGTTTAGATACAAAAAGCCGGGAGTAGGAATATATATATATATATATAAATTCCTACTCCCGGCTTTTTGATATGAGAGCTGTAGGATTTAAATATTTGACCCTACAGTTTTTAAATGTGAGAAAATTCAAAGTAAATTGAATTGGGATTATTTTCCACTAGCAAAATTTGCTAAAAGGTACTATTATTGTAGTATAAATGTTTAATTACGACAAAAAATCGTACATGTGTTCTTGTGTAATCGAACAAAAAAGGGTATAATTAAAGTTGCAAGTTATTTTTTTCAAATTTTAAGAATGTATTATTCTAATAAAAAATAGGGGGATGGTTTTGTTGAAAGAGGAAATAAAAAGAATGATAGATTTAATTGGGGACAGAGAGTTGTTAGAAATTATTTATTTATATCTAAGAAAAAAACTAAAAATAAATGAGTACATATAAAAAAGCTATCAAAAATGAGATGATAGCTTTTATTCTTTAGAAAATACTTCTAAAATTTTCAAAATTGATTCGAGTTGCTCGTCTGTTAATTTGCTAAATTCTAATACTGCTTTCGCTAGTTTTTCGTTTTCGTCTATTGCGCAAAAAGCCTCCGCTTTCACGGAGTTTCTATCCTCAGTGTTATACATCTCTCCTGTGCCAGTTCTTAGCCAATTCTCATTTACCTTAAATAGTGAAATTATTAATTTTAAATCACTTTCCTTTACCTTCGTCCTTCCACTTTCTAAATTGTAAATCTCATGCTTTGTCTTTCCTAATTTTTCTCCAAATTCTATTTGCTTTAACCCCTCTGATGACCTTAACTTTCTGATTCGTATATTTATATCGTCTATTATTTCGTTCATTTACAAAACTCCTTTCATAAATTGATTTTACCTTAAAATATTATTTAAGTCAACGTAATTATACGTCCAAATGGTAAAATGAAGGCATAATAAATTTCAATATAGTATTGACAGTACTCCTATAACGTCATATAATGTATCTATAGACGTTATAGGAGTACTGGGAGGTGTTTTTGTGAATAGAGAAGAAATGATTTGTAAAAGTGTGAAATTATATTTAAGTTTAAGCGAAAAAAACAAAAAGATATTGATTGTATAATAAAAGCTAATAACATTGGAAATATCGCTAATGAACGTATTTTAGACATAGATAAATTGAACGAGGCAGTCGAAGGAATGAAAAAAATGATTTGTTAAAAAAGTGTACTTGACGGCTACACTAAAAAATCTAATTTAAAAAACGAAGGGAAAAGGTGAGATTATGTATATTGAAAATATCGAAGAATTAAAAGAGTTAATTGAACTTTTTGGAGTTGTAGAGGCAAAGAGTGAAAGCGTAGTTTCATTTGGAGAAGTTGAAAGTTTAGATTCTTGTACAGAAGAAAATGCAGAGAAAGCATTAGATATATTAAGTAAGCATAAGCGAGAAGCTAAGAACGAAGAAGAAAATGAATTTGTAGAATTTAAATTGTGGACTAATAAAGTTGAAGAGCGAGAGGAAATATTTGCTGATATTGCTTGTTGTGAGAAATGCGGAAGAATATTTGCTGACTCTGAGGAACTAACCTCGTTTCCTGTGTTAACAAGCTATGATAGAAAAAGAAGTGTTTTTGAACAGTTGGAAACTGTTGCTATATGTCCAAATTGCTTAATGAATATGACTAGAATATACGAGTCGCCATTTTAGTTACAAAGACTAGAAACGAAAAGTAACAATGTTAGTCGTCAAGTGCGTTTTTAATAGTGTCAAATTAGTTAAAATAAGTATCTTAACATATGTAACAAGGAGTAAAACAAATGAAAAAAATTTCAGAAATGAGTATATTGGAAAAAGCTGATTTTATTAGAAATAGGCAAATAGAACTGAAAAAGAAATATCAAAACAAAGCTAAAGGAGAGCTATTTAATATAGCTTGCCGAGAGATAGAAGAAAAGGAAAAAATGTGAAGGGGTGTTTTGATTGATAGGTTATAAGCTTGTAAAAAATAGTGAGTTTTTAAAACTTAAAGAAGAATTAGAATCAAAAAAAGATGAATTGAAATTGAAAGATGAAGAACTTAAAAAGCGTCTTGGAGAGCTTTCTGAGCTGCATTTATCTAAAGCGAGTTTGTATATGAATTTAGGAATGACTATAATGGAAAAAGAATTTTATAATTCAATAATTGAAAAATTGTTCGATAAAGATTTTAAGAAAGCTATCAGTATTTTTAATAAAACTAAAAAACTTAGGATAAAGAATAAAAAAGCGACTGAAATATTACTTAGAGTGAACAAAGAAGAGAAAATAAAAGAATTTCCTTGTAGGTATAAATAAGGGGGCTATTTATGAACAGGTTTCGACTAGATGAAGCGATAAGCATAACACGAAGAGATATAAAAGAGCTAAGTGGTTATTCGAATGATATAAAAGAATGTAAGAAGGTAAAAGTCACAATTATTAAAAAAATGGAATTAAAGTACCTATTACTTTTTCTAATGAATTATTATATGACTTTTTGAAGAAAGGTTTTGAAATAAGTTTTAAATCAATGTGTGAAGAAGCTGCTGAAACAGAAAAAGAATTGCTTAGAATGAAAGAAGGAAGTGTTAGAAATGAATAAAATGAATGTTACTCAAGCATTAGAAAAATTTGATAGTTTATTAGATAAATATAATGATTTACCCGATTATGTTTATACGCTTGAATATAGATGTAAATTTTATGAATGGATTAGGGCACTTGAAAGAAAAAAAGAACTTAAAAATTACAAAATAGTTAATGTTTTAACTGCTGAAAGAAATAGAGAAACAGCTCCGTTTTGGGATTTAGAAAAGGATGTGGCAAAATGGATAAGAAAGGGAAAGTTTTAAAAATCTGTGGTTGGTGTGGAAAAGCATTTTTTTCTGATGATAATGGTAAAGTTGCATATTGTTCTAATAAATGCAAAAGTAAAAGAGAAAAAAGTTTGAAGAAAGAGAGGTTCAAAGATGAATTTTAAAATGATTGCTAACATACCAGGTAGTTGGACAGTTCAAAAACAATTTGAAAAAGTATTAGAAGAAATTTTAGAACTTAAAGAAGCTATTGCACTGGAAGACAATAAGAAAATATTAGAAGAAGGTTTAGATGTTTTTCAAGCAATTCTTACCTTATTTAAAATAATTGGTATACATAACATAAGAGAAGGATTGAAAGAGCATAATAAAAAACTAAGAAGAAGGAAATGGAAACTCGAAAAAATAGATTAAAGTTGAAAACATAAATAGATGATATTTACTTTAATTATTAAATAAATAAGGTATAAATAATTTATATTAATAGATTTTATTTGAACTTAAAAAAATGAAGTCTTTAGATAAAAATACAATGTAAAAATACAAAATATTTTGAAAATTATAGAGCTATTGAAAATACTAGAAATTGTATAACTAATCCCAAAAGCTAAATTTAAGGAATAGTATGTTTTTCTAACTTAAAAGGGGGTAAATTGATTGGTTGAATTGAAAAAAGAGTATATTGACAAAACTATAAAACTTTTAGATGAGGTTAGAGAGCTTAAGGTAAGAAAAGAAGTTTTAAATGATGAAATTGAATTTCTTAAAAAGAATGAAAAGCTTAGTAGTATTAATTTTAATGAGCTTGGTTTTCCGATGCGCTCTGGGAATTATGGTATAGATGATATGATTATAAATTCGCAAGAGAAAATCTATATAAAAGAGACTGAAATTGAAATTATAGATAGTAGAATAGAAATGATTAATATTTACACGAAAAGATTGAGCGAAGAAGAGCAGGAGATTATAAGTCTTAGACATTTTGACTCAAAAATAAATTCCTACGGGGAAATTTCTGAATTATTAATGATTTCTAAAACTGTCGTTCAAAGGAAATATACGGACGCTTTGAGGAAAATCGCATTGATGAAGTATGGAGAAGAAGCGAAAAAAGATAGGGAATAAAAAGGACTAAAAAAGGTCAACACAAAACTTTTGTTGCAGGTTATAATTGTATTGTGGAAAATTAAATATGTTTCTACTTCAAAAGCTTATGAGGAAAAACTCATGAGCTTTTTTTATTCTCTTTTGAAAGGGGGTATTTTGATTAGGAGTAAAAAGAGCATCAAAGCCTATTAAACGTACACAAGAAGTGTTAGATATTCAAGATTATCTAAAGTATAAAAGTTACAGAAACTATGTTATTTTTATGTTAGGGATAACGACAGGATATAGGGCAGGAGATTTAGTTAAACTAAAAGTTAGAGACGTAAAAGAAGCTTTAAGAAGGCAAGAGTTTACCATCATGGAAGGTAAAAAAGCTAGTAGTAAAAATATTAGGGAAAAGAATAGGAAGCCTCGGACGGTTGAAGTAAGACCCAAGATTGCACAAATATTAAAGAAGTATATAAAAGATAAACATGACTATGAGTATATGTTTACATCAAGAAAAAGAAAATATCCTCACATTGGCGTTGAAGCTGTTAGCAAAGCATTAAAAGAAGCAGGAGAATATTTTGGGTTATGTGATATAACAGCACATAGCATGAGGAAAACTTATGCTTATAAAATTTATATTGACAGCGGAAAAGATATTGTCGCAGTCAAGGAATTGTTGGGTCACTCTTCGATAGAAGAAACAAAAGCATATTTAGGTTTAGATAAAGAATTGTATCATCATTACAGCGAGTCATTAGACGACTTTGTAAGGTGATATTTTTTTATTTGCCTGTTTGAATGTCTAAAAATTTGGTGTAGTGATATTCAAGATATCAAAAACGCTATATAAGAAGTAGGAAAAAAATAAATTGAATGTCTGGTTCTCTAAGAAAATAAGACGTTCAAATGAAGAAATGCGAATTATATTTAGATGGTTTTTAATAATGTTCGCATAAAAAAAGAGGTGTTTTAATGAAAGAAATAGAGCTAGATGATAAAGAGATTAAATTACTTATCTCGGCGTTAGATTTAAAAATTTCTCGAGACTTAGACAAAGTTTATAATAATGTTCCATATCCTTTCAATGAAAAAGAAAAAATTAGAAGGGATGTAGTAGCAATGGAGCTTTTAGTTGATAAGTTTTTAAGGGAACTTGATAAGGCAGAGTGTGATGAAACAGGTAAAGAAGCTTTAGTGGTCGATTGGAACATGGAAGAATTTAAGCAAGTACTTAGAGAAGTTGTTAGAGAAGTGGTTATATAGTGGCTAGAGAATTTAGTAGAAGCTTTTATAATAGCAAAGCTTGGAAGGAGTGTAGGCAATCAATTATTAAGAAATATCTAGGCTTGTGTGCTGAGTGTGGGAAGCTAGGAGAAGAAGTTCATCATATAAAATATTTAACTCCTGCTAATATACATGATGTTGAGATAGCTTTAGGTGAGGAAAATTTAATATTGCTATGTAAGGACTGTCATAGTAAAAAACATAAGAGTAAGAAAGACATTACTAGAGCAGGATTAAAATTTAATGAAAATGGGGAATTGATTTCGATTTAGAAAAAATAGCATATCCCCCATAAAAACGACCCTGGGGGGTGATTTCAAATACCGATGTCCCCACATCAATTTTCCTCCGCATGAAAAAATCAGAATGGGAGGGGGGTTATTTAAAATAATTTACGAACAATTAGAGAAAGAAAAAAAGATAAAACAAGAGGTAAGCAGATTAAAGAAAAACTATAAAGATTTAGAAAAGAAAAGTTAAAATTTTGGATGGGTTAGTAAATGAAGCAGCTTTTTTAAAAATATCTTTAGAAGAGACTAGAGAAATTTTGACAAAAGAGGGTTTGACTGAAATTTTCAAGCAAGGCAAGCAGGAATTTGAAAGGGAAAGACTTCAAGTTAAGATATATTTAAATTTTATGAAACTTTATTCTAGTGTCATGAAGCAACTAATTGATATTATTCCAAGTGAGATAAAGCAGGAAGAAGAGGACGAACTTATTGAGTTTAT